ACGCTTGGATTAACATTAGGATTAACAACAGATACTGTGCCTAAATCTAGGGTTGCCGCAGAGGGCAAGCTAAAGTCAAAGATGGCATCAGAGGTTGTACCTGAGTTGGTAACAGATGGATCTTGGTCTGGGTTAACTACAGTAACAGTACCTACATCTAAGGTAGCAGCATCGCCCTGATCGCCTTTATCACCTTTGTCCCCCTTTTCACCTTGTGGACCTTGAGGTCCAATAAAACCTTGAGAAATAGTTACAGTAGTAGTGGAATCTACTAACGGGCGTACAATAATATCAGGGGTATCAGCCATATTTAAGACTCAATAGTTATTTCATCAACAACCCAAAACTCTCCGTAGAGAAACGCATATACCTCTGAACCATCAACTAGCTCTAGGTCATACACGTATCTTTTACGACGAGGCCATACATCTTCAGCACCTGCGTCAACATTAACTGTCGCACTGGCAGGCATCTCTAAATCAAACCACAGACCATCGACTGGATCGATAGTTATATAAGGACTAGGAGATGTGTTCCCTGTAGAAAAGAAAAGCTCTGCTGTGTCTTCGTAGTCTTCTTTAACGGACATACGAATCTCTAAGCCTGTGAGATCTAGGTTTTCAACTTGAATACGACGACGGAACGTAGAGCCTTTACGAAGCGGATCAATGCTAGGACCTCTAGCTCCATTGCCACCAAAGTCTAGTCTAGCTGGTCTAGTTGGATATACGTTTGGCATGTCAAGCTCCGAATTTCTGCATACGAGCGTACATAGTAGCTCTCATATTACCAAGATTAGCTCGTGCTCTACGTTCTGTAGTGCCTGCTAAATACTGTCTGGCATGATAGGAAGCCAGCTCTAAATCAGTCCAATGGGAGTTTGGAATTAACAATAAGCTTTGTAATGCGCCATGAACAATTACATCTTCTAGATCATCAAGCACTACGCTGTCCATACCAGTAGCAGTCCGTGTGGGTTTTAGTCCTAGATATAGACGCATCTCATAGGTGTCTGCATCATCTGGTGTAGGCAATACTCTAAACTTATCCGCGGATAATTGGCAGATAGCTCTAGGTTCACTAGTCGTGTCGCTATCTGGATATAAAGATAGAGCTTGCTCCAGAGTCAACTTACTCAGGTGGTTGTCATTAACCAAAGCTTCAAACACCGCGTGCACCTGCGAACCTGCTGGTGTGCTGTAACTATAATCAGCAGTATCAGCAGTTAAATTAAACGCTGGTACTTCGTATCGACAAGTCAAAGTTCTTTCACAAGTCTTAATAGCGGCATCTCTAAGATGCTGAATTATGGTTGGTTGTGGGCAACCCTGGGCAATAGGAGCCACTTTATATACTAAGGTATCAAAGTTTGTAGTAGCCATTAGATAACCTGCTCCCTTTTTAACCCGCCTAGTTCGGTATCTGTAACAATTTTAGTTTGTAGTGATACACCCAACATCTGGGTATACCGCTCTAAATAAGCGTTCGCGATAGCCATGTCGTTATTTGGTCCCTGAGCAGACACCACCATCCCAATAACTCCGGTCGCAATAACAGGCAAGTAGCCATCAGGTAGTAATGCGATTTCCTCGTTTAAAGTGTACTCAAATGGTGACTGTACATATTCTGCAACTAGTTCAACGCCATCATTTGGTTTGGGATAAAGGAAATACCGATTTGGATTTTTGCTATGCCGCATCCAGTTGACTGGAGTTCCTGCAGCAACTTGCGTCCATCCTGGGTAGGATCTATCCATAGTAACTCTGGATACTTCCGTAATAGCGTTACCATCTTTTACAGAAAAGATATCTGTAAGTCTCATGGAATCATACGGCATAGCCTGTTCTACTGCGCCAGTGGTGGTCGAAATCTCTTTTACTAAAGTAAACAAATCTGGACGTAGAACAGCTGTCCTCTTAAGAATTTGGTTGACGTACTCCAACAACGTATCATCGATATACTCATCAGTAGACCTAAGTAGTTGATTATCTTGGATAGTTTTGCGTACGCTATCTATAATCTGTTTTGGTGTCATGCGTTGCTACCTCCATCTTCACGGTCTGTTAGTACCCGTGCCTGACCAGAAATACCAAGCGCAGATGTGAACGAATCCAAGAACAGTTTCGCTCTACCTGTATCTACATGCTCGTTATCGATAGCCTCTGCTAGAAACACTGTGCCATCTACAATCGCAGGAAAGAACTCTTGCGATGGCTGTAAAATCGTTTGGTTGATAGTATAGTCAGAAGGTACAACTGAGTACTCAGCCACTAGCTGTACACCAAACTGCGGACGAGGGTATAAAAAGAAAGACCTACGGTTGCGTGTATTCCGCACATACTTCTTGGGCGTACCAGATGTAGCGTTGATCCAGTTAGGGTCTGTTCTGTTAAGCAAGTCTCTGTCGACTTCTTCAATGGCTGCCCCACCAGCGACACCAAAGATCTCCACCAATACTGCACCGTTACTAGGAAGCGTTTGGTATGCAGAGTCCTGAGTAGTCGGGATGTTACCGCTATCGATAAACAAGTCAGGACGAACCATAGCCATACGTTTAAGTACTTGGTTAACAAAACCTAACAGCATAGTATCGCTGTAACGAAAAGGGCTGACCTCGTCTTGGATCAGCCGTCTAACTTGCTCGATAATGGTAGCTGGTGTCATTATGGTAAGTCTCTAGAAGCCTCGATTCCCAGTTCTTCAAAAGTAAAAGCAGGTTCTTCTGGTACTTCTTCAGTACTCAAATCCAGCTTCTGCTTCTTTTTCTTCTGGGTTTTCTTGACTTTCTCAACTACTTCTTTTTTCACAAACCTCTCGGGAAAAGCTTCCTCCTCTGATACTTCCTCACATAACGGATTATCCGCAAGATACTCGTCCCAAGCATAAATAGTTCCATCCTCAATATGTCTAAGATAACGTCTCATTTCTGTTTCCTTGCTGCTCTCATATTATCTACTAAGTTAGGGTACTTTCTTCCTGCACGTTTGGCTGCTGCTTTGGCACTAGCTTTCTGTGCATCTGTAAGTTTCTTAGGTTTTCCTAAACCCGCAGGACGTTTCTTTTCCCATACTTTTTTCTTCATTACCATTTTACCTTATCAGCCCAATACGCCGCGCTCATTTTTCCTTTCTTGATGTTCTTGGCATGACGGGCTTTGAATGATTTACGCTTGGCTTTCATACGATCAGACTCGCCAGCTTTTGGTTTACCAGCAGTCTTAGCACCTTGTTCACCAAAACGAATGATCTTCTCTTGACCGCCACTGCACGCTTTGACAACGTGCGACTTAGTTGGGTGTCCCGATGTACGTTTGGGTTTGTTGCAAGCCATGCTTGCTTTGTCTACTCTGTTAGCCATTACTCTACCTGATACTCATCTGAAAGAACAATTAAGGTTGCGGATACATTAGCTTCTGCCAAGATCGTAGTTGTACCTACCTCACGGATCTGCACAGTACCGTAGTAATATCTTTCTCCAAAGTCTGCTGTAAAAGACGCAGCCCACTCGCGGTTTGAACTGAGTGTTAGCCATGTGTTTACTGCGCCAGAGTCTGGGTTAAGACTACCGGTTGCTGGTACCCACCGTACTTCGTAGTTTGATGCTGTGCCGGAGTTCAACCATGTGTAGCTTTGACTACCTGTAAGCGCACCCGCTACAACTAAGCCTGAAGACTCTACACGGTAATAAAAACTAGCTGTGCTAGGACTATTAACAATAGAACTTAACGACGAGTTAACCAGAGAAACAGCTGGAGGAGGAGGCGGAGTTGCCCCTGGATCGCTACTTTCTCTGATAAACCTAGCCGCAAATGACATTAACTAAAGCCCTTAATCAATGACGCGTACCAATAACTACCAATAAAGGTAGCGACTAGCAAGTCTTCAGCATTAGCACTAGCGGTAACTGAAGGTGCTGTACCCGCAGGCCATTTGAAAGATGCGGGCCAAGACACAGTTCTTGCTGTTGCACCTTGCACCAACAATACGTTGATCGTTTGACCAGCGGTGCCGTTAGATACCACGAGAGTAACGTTTTCCGTAAGGGTTGTGCTAAACACGTTACTTTCTACACAGTTGATTGTTAGAGTTCCACCAGAGCTAGAAACTGTTTCTGGGGATGTCTGTGCACTACCATTAAAGGTCGCACTACTAATACCACTCAAAGAAACACCAGCAACTGTACCGCCAGTGATATTAGCTTTGGAAATATTTACTTCACCTGTTCCGCCAGGTGCGATATTGATATCGCCGTTTGTATTAATTGACGATAGCGTATTACCATCAAGGCGCAAATTACCTACAGATACTGATAGGGATCCTACCTTGAGAGCTGTTGATGCTCCACCACCGCCATATACAACTTTTTCTGTAGCTGTAGGGCCGCCGTCTACATGCAATAGCTGGCTAAACGTACTCGCTACGGTAGAACCACTAAGGTTAGTTGCCATTCTAAATCTCCCTTGAGGGTAGGGGGGCCGAAGCCCCCCGTCCCGGTTTACCTATTAAGCGCAGTTAGCCACTACTGCCCAGACGGTCATAACAGCAGCATCAGCCGCATTGACAATCTTGACATCAATGGTATCTGCCGCAGCATAGTACTTGCCAAACGCCAAAGCAGGTGAGATTGTATTCGGAGTACCTTCCGAAATAGTCACTTGCGAAGACGAGTAGCCAGCTACTGCGTTTGCGTCAACACCGTCGAGGAAGCCGTCAGGATCGGCACCGTCACCAACGTCAACAGTCAAAGTACCACCTTCAGCGGTAGTAACATTGAGGCCGACTGCCAGTACTTGAGTACCAGCTGGGACATGCAAAGCCTCTAGAACGTCACCTGCTTGCAGAGCGGTAGCGCCAGCTGCTGCACGGGCTGCTGTAATAGCTGCGAAATCCAGCTCTACAGACAACTTGGTGAGGTCCAGACGACCTTTCTCGGGGTATGCTGCTGAGCCTTTATCGAAGCCCAGTGAATCATTATATGTAGGCATTTTCTATTTCCTCTCTAATTATGCGAAGTCAACAACAGATTCAACCAAAGCTTCAGGCTTGACCACTTTGTAACCATAGACTTGCAGGCCACGGATGATGTCACCGAAAGTTGACTCTGAACGGATTGATTCCATGTTGGTCATTTGCGAGGCAAAAGTAAAGCCCATGTTGTGACCAGCGATTAGGTGGAACTGACCATCAGCAGGAACTTGTTTGAGGTTGTGACTGACGTAAACAGTGAAACGATCAATCATACCCAAACGACCGTTGCGGAGGATAGAAGTGCTGTCACCTGACAAAGAAGCGTCTTTCAATTCTGACTTCTTGATCAGACCTGCCATTTTCGCAGGGATAACAACGAAACGACCAGTTTCTGGAACGTTAGCTTCGTCCAACACAGTGCCCATATCAACAAGGTGATCAACGACTGGTTTACCGCCAGTGCTGTCTTTGTCAAGAGTAATGGAGTTGCCCGCACCGGTAGTACCCAAGTCAAATGACGCGGTCTTCGCACCTGCAGTTGCACCTTTGTTCAAAGCAGAGATGCCGGGGAGCAGATCAGTCAAGACACGTTGGTCGATCTTGATTTTCATACGCTCTGAAGCGTCTTTGGTCCAAAGGTCCATCAGGTTGATGTCTGACTGAACACCGTCCACATCGTCTTCAACGCAAGCGAAGTACTCACCTTTGTCGATAACCAACTGGATTTTTGGTTTGTCAGGGTTTTCAACAGTCAGGGTTTGTCCTTTCACATAATCACGAATGGTGATTTCAGGAGTGGTACGGATATTAACCGTGTCACCGAACTGACGGATTTCACCTTCGTAGTCAGTGTTAGAGATAGCTGCGAGAACGGTTGCATCATAAAAGTTCTCGATCAACTTACCTGACCAGATTTCTGGGATAAAGTTGCCGCTATAGTTAGGGCGGCCTGGAGATACTGGATAAGCCATTTTTAGATTCCTCTAATTACGCATTTAAAGTTGTATGCGATTCTCGCGTTGTGCTGCAAAGATATCGCGCTCAATTTTGTCGCGTTCAGCTTCCCGACCTTTGTACTTACCCTGGCGGACATCAGAGAAAAACTTCTCAATGTCTTGAGGTGTATATACTTTTGCCGTGTTGGATTTAGGATTACCAGAACTCTTAGAGCGACCTGGTGCTACCTGTTTCTCCAACTCGGAGGCGTTCTGCTGTACACGACTGTCAGATCGAGCAACATTCGCCACTCCATTATTCTCACGCCATGTATCGAAGAAAGTTGCTACACGCCTAGCGTCCAATGAACGCTGGGCATCCTCTAAGTATGTTTGTCTACTAATACCAGTCAGCGGGTCGATCTCTAATAACCAAGACTGAAAGTCTTGATCGTCGTTAATCTCACGCCAATCCGGAACTCTGTTAGACAAATCCGACCAAAACATTTGCTCAGACGAGGAAGCTTGTCGTTGGACTACTTGCTCTACCTGAGGTACAACGTTTGATTGGAACTGTTGGATAACATTTTCTAGCTGCGCAATACGACTAGCAACAGAGCCTAATTCCTCTCTAGTCACTTTTCGCATCATATCAATAGAATCGCCATACTCCTCAATGTCTTTCTCGGTTACGAGTTTTTCTACCTCTACAGGTTTTTGAGTGGCTTGTTTCTGTTGTTCTGAAAGCGAAGCTAAAAGTTGCTCCATATGCTGAAGCTTCTGCTGCATCTCTTTGTTTTGAGAATGAAGCCGAGGTACCTCAGCGTTGTACATACCCTGAAGGGTTTTGTATTTCTGTAGCAGTCGTTCTTCAGAAACTGGCTCATCATCTTTCTTTTGCTCGGGTTCAGATGACGGAGCTGCATCCTCCGATATAACTTCTGCGTCGGCTGTAGTCTCTACAACAGTATCTTCGACTTGTTCGTTTACTTCGTCGGTCGGAGGAGTTTCCTGTGCCTCGCCTGTATTTTCAACGTCTTCGTTCAACTGCTTGTAAAGATCCTGTACTGCCTCACTTTGTTTACGGATTTGCTCTGGAAGTGCCATTTGTTACGCTCCTTTCTGGTGTGCGTTATTAGTCAGCTGTCTTTATGACTTTGCCGCAATATCAGGGGCCTCTTTTGCGAACTTATACAATTCGCCTAACACTTGGCAGCGACCCTGTAAAACTGCCGAGTGGTGTATCGCATGTGGTAACTGCTCTAGTTCATGCATACGCCAGGCTTCAATAAACCGCAAAACCTCAGGGAACTGACGAACAGTTGCCGCAAAAGCTTTAACAGTCTTTTCGTCGGGGCGGATCATGCTGCCCCTCCTGGACCTTGAACTAGGTTAGCCTCTTGCCCACCTTTGGGAGTACCATCAGGTTGCGTTGGAGTAGGAGCTGGGGCCTGTTGTTGCATAGCCTCTGCTTCCGCTCGCAATTTATCCTGATATGACAAACTCTCCCGAGATGGGACCACATCATCTACTGGCATCTGCAATCCTTTTGCCACTTCGCGAAGAATCGCTGCGCGGCCTTCCTTGCCAATGATTTCGACATCAACAGGATTAGCAGTTGCATTGAGAAACTCAATTCGTCTGACGTTAACTGTTTCTTTAACAGCCAGATTAATTGAACCTTTTGGCACGACCTCTGCATCGCCCTTGATGCTTTCATCTGTGTCGTACCGCATGTTGTACACAAACTGTCTCTGGACAATAGGTTTAACAATGTCCATGTCTATGTGCATGATTACTTGGCGGATGCCCTTACCAGCTGCACCCATAAGCATAGATAGACCTGACGAAGTTCTGCCAGCCCCCTGAACATCTAGGTCCCCATACACGTAACTAGGGATGCCAGAATGATCATCAGCAAGACGACTAAACTTGTCATAGACAGCAACCAGTGTGCTTGCATTACTTTCTGGCTGAGTGAATCGAACCGCAGGCGCAGACGATCCCACTGGATCATTAGTGACCTGCCAAATCTTCCAAGGTGATAGCTGAGTGATATCTTCATTTGATGGAATACGTTCAAGGTTAACCTCCACTTGTGGTCCTGAAGAAATGCCCATGTTGTTAACCAGTGCGCGGGCAGCTGCGTTACAAACATTCTGCAGATCCTCAATGATTTTCGGAATTCCTTTACCCCAGAACGCTCCTGGGCATTTGATAAAGGAAGTTTTAACGTACGGTTTTTCACCTAGCGGGTCATAGTTCAACATCGCTTTGATAACGTAGTTACCTACAACAAGTACACACGCATCATATTCTCTGGCTGGGTCTGGTACTTCTTCTTCAGACATACCCCAGTCCAAAAGCATTTCCCCACTGATCTTGCCCCAGAACTCCAGTGCATCGAAGATTTCTGTAGGACGCATTTCAGTATGGTACTTGCGTTCTTCGTCTTCTTTCTGTTGACGAATGTCCTCATTGATCCAAGACTGACCGTTGCCGACCTCAAGCACTTTACGAATTGCATCGTCGTCGTATCCCGGCACTCCAATCATATCAGCCAAATCCATACGAGTCATCGCATGGTGCTCGAAGATATAACCTTCGTTAATGTTACTGATCCCCGGTTCGGGATAAATCTTGAATGGATCAACACGCTCATACTCAGGCGCCAACCGTTCATCGGCCTGTGCCATTGTGTTACCGCTCATGTCCTTAGTCCAACCAAGGACTCGCTGTCTGCGGATAACAGGCCCTTTGATAAACGCACATGGGTAAGTGACCAAGTCAGTGACAAAGTCGTTGAACGCGTCACCCCAGCCGCCTTGAGCAAACTGGTCTTGGATCTTAGTCTTCATGTTGTCAGCACGGTTCTGTGCTTTTTGAATAAGTTTGAAGCGGTACTCTTGCGCAGCCACTTCTTTCATTTCTTCCATTTCTTCTTTAGTAGGTGCACGACCTATGCTCTGCAACATGTTCATCACACGCTCAGCAAAAGCCTCTTGTATTTCAGAAGACTGGTCTGGAGAAATGTCAGGGATAGGTGTGGCGTGCAGATCCCACGGTGGAGTCCCTGTATCAAGCAGGATGTCACGAAGCCAGCTCTCAGCTGCGCGACACTTCACCTCAGTGATCATCATGTATATCTCAGACCCACCTTGCTCTCGGATCTGATTTAATTTGTCAGCCTCGTACTCACCATTACGCTGGCGCAACGCACGAAGCATTTCATGCTCAATAGGTTTCTTGGCAATCCGCGCTGCATCCCAACATTCTTTGAGATGCGAAACCAGCCCTAAAATTAATGGATCGTTCTGGCGGTCAGCCAATGCTTTTTCGTTTGCTTCCTTTTCTTGACGAGCTAAGTCATCGTTACCTACAACTCGGAGAAAAGTTAGTCCTGCATCCATATAATTTTCGTCCTAAAAATTATCCGCCACACGAGCAGATTATAAACTAAAAGAAGTAATACCACAATTATACAGAAAAATCAATAAGAAAGCCCCCCTATGCGGGGGGCGGAACTACTGCAGGAGAAGCGACTAAACTACAGTAGTAAACAGGCAAAAACATATTATCACGTCCACCCACGTGCATCAACTCTTTTAACATCCCTTCGCACACGATTTTCATAAATTTCTCCAGCACCTGCAATATGTAGCATTAAGTACTGCAGAGCCTCTGCAACGTGGGAATGCTTGTTCTTCTCAATGATTCCATCTGCTGATTTCTTGTATCTATACCCACCCATCATCGCCGACTTCAAGTGTGTACACCGAGGGTCAACCACGAACGCCGAGTCCCCATCCACCTGTCGCATCAAGTAGTCATCGACCGCATTGATCCTAGCTGATATCTTGTTGGTCTTGGCTGGTATAACTTTAAACCCTTCGGCTTTAATTATGTCGACCGCCGTCCTCTCGTCCGTCTGTGCCCGCTGCACACCAGCAGGGTCGGTAACTATTAAGACAGGCGATCCGCTAAAACGTTCATACAAAATTGGTTTAATTATCGTCCGCATGAATCGCTGGATGCCCATGTCGAAACTCACCGCTTCGTCCAATATCAGTGCCCGCCCACGTGCGTCTTGTTGTCCGAACACCGCTGCAGGTGTTAACCCCAAGTCAACCCCAATCACCACAGGTCTGACCCCGTTAACCAACGGCTTGAGCGGACCATCCGCCATGTGGTAATCCGTCCTGAAGTATTTGTACACCGGTGTCCCTGCCAGCGATAGCCCGTAGTCACCGTCGATGTAAACCCGAATGTACTCCTCGGACCTACCCTGTGTGTCGTAATATCCTTCCGGCAGGTTCTCAATGTTCTCAGCGTACGCCGATCTACCTGACGGTTGCTTGAACACAGCCCAGCCATTGTTGTTGGGTGACACGCCGTCCTTCGGATCAAGGTGTTCCATCTGGTAATACCACCAAGTGTCCATAGTCGGAGGGTTAGTGTCCCCCCACATGCCATGCCACGTCGGTCCCCCGTCTTTCTTACTGGGATATCGCCCCACCCGTTTGGACAATGCATCCACGATGTCTGGGTGAATGTCCCTACACTCGTTCATCCACCCGAATGTCAACTCAAGCGAGTTCAAGTTAGCCACATCGTCCGCATCGTCCAACGCACGGAACATAACCTCGCACTCAACGTCCCCCACTTTGAAGTGATATGTCTTGGTCGTCCGCATATACCGACCACACTGCCCCTCAGGGAACCAATCGAGCCAAGTCTTAATGGTAGTATCTTGCAACTGCCGTGCAGTCTCCCGCACCACAAGCGCTCGCGTCTTGCGAATCCCATTCTCGTCAGGTTCTTGCATGGATGCCCGCCTGACAATCTCAAAACAGCAGGTAACACTCTTACCAGACCCGACAGGCCCCATCAACACACGCATTTTTGCGTCTGATTCCATGAATTTTGTGCTGGTAGCTGTAGGTGTGTAGTTAATTTCAAGGGCCATTGGGCTTCTCCGAAGGTGATAACGCCATAACCACGAAAGACCGGCGCGAAATCCCCGCTCGTTTACCTTTTATGATCTTAGTTTTAAAAGAAACACCGATATCGCCTAGTAATTTAGCGAAATTTGTGTAACTTTTGCTGTCTTCAAACACTGCTGCAGGCAGGTTATCGTAGGTTCTATTGAAATAAGGCTGCAAGTTCGTTGGAATCGTCAGCATCTTCGTCCTCATTCCGCGGTTTGACATCAATAATCTGCCTATCCCGCTCTGAATTTCCAAGATTAATCATGATCTTAACACCACCTGCGGACTGTCCGCCGTCTTCATCACCCCTCGGCTCCAATCCAGCCCACTTTACAGTGGATTTGATCAGGTCCGCCTTCACACTGGGTGATACTGCAGGGTCATGAATCAACAACCACGAGGTAGTTAGCAGTTCTTCTGCTTGTGCCCGTGCCTTCAACTTGAACGTCATACCTTTATCACGGATCTCGGTGCGGTATGAATCGACTTTTTTCAAGAACACGGGGTCATTGTTAAACCGCAGCATGGCATCGGCGTTGATATCGTGCCGTTCCATAACTTCGCTCAAAGACTCCCCACTACCCTCAAGTGTAAGGGCTACATCAAAAGCCAAACGGTCTGACCACTCGGTGGGTTTAATCGGACTGAACTGCATTAGCCGCTTCCTTTAATAGTTTCAAGCAGACCTTAACAAGTTTTGGGTTGTCATGCAACACCTGGACCATCCCGGAGGAAAGCATATGCACAGCTTTCTCCTCATCTTCAGACTCCGATAAGTTGTATTCGTTCCATATAGCATGGTTTATTTCATGCAATAAAGTGTCTAATACCACGAGGGGAGCATCTTGGTTGCACACGTATATCTCCGCTCGACGCTTGTTTGTTTCCCCGTGCCTCTCTAGTCGTTCCATATCTGCGTACGACATTGGGTATACCACGTAGATGCGGTATCCAACGCGGATGCGGGTGGGCAGTGGAAATGTTTGGTCGTCCATACTGAAACATTTTACTCGATGAAAAGTGTAAAGTTTTGGTTTTTTGGACCTTGTTATGAGCGGTTTACTATATTAGGGGGCGTGATAGATTTTCCAGTCCATGTGCCCCCCCCCTTGCAATCGTTGGGCAAATTGAGGTAAACTTGACAAAATTATCGTTTTGGGTCATTCTGTAATTGTTGGGCGAGACGCTCAACGCCCGAAAGGGTTTTGTTCTTAACCAATGAGGAGTAGTACCATGACAGTACGTGATGTCATTCGCCTTGGGGCGCACGATGGGAAGCGTGAAATCTTCCTAAGCCTGACTGCTGAAGCGTCAAAGCTTCACTGGTCAGAACAGAAGGCGCTGCTGGAAAAGTTTTCCTTCAAGCAACTTCTACCACTTGCGGAAGCCGCTTTCCAGCTCGCAGAGGATAAGAAATACAAGCTCGATCCGTATTCCTTTTATATCCCGAACGAGCCAGAAGCAGCAGGCAAGGCCTTCAGTCCTAAGGTCGCAGTGCAAGCGCTGCAGTCTGGAAAGGTCTTGAAGTGCTCACGCGACGGGTTTGGAAAACCCAAGCTGACCTTCGGCGACAAGGACTGGAAGCCAGCTAAAATTAAGACCTCAGTAACAAAGTACTACGATTACTGACCAAGACGGGGAGGCGAGAGCCTCCCCTCTCTTTAACCAACGGAGGTGTACCATGAAACCAATCTACAACCCGATCAAATCCATCGACGCTCGCATCAAAGCAAGAAACCGCCGGCGGATGATCCTTAAAGAGTTACTATCCGCAGTCGTCGCCGGCATCGTCTGGTTGACTTTCTGCCTACTCTTTATCCTCTACAGCCACTGACCTCACCAGGCCCGCTCAGGCGGGCCTTTTCTTTTACCCTACCCTGACCTACCTGGTCAACACAAAACCCCCTCAGATCCAATCTCATGCAGCCTCAGGAGCAGGCACATCGCTTGGACTTACCACCTAGGCTCATCGCCGGCATTATTACACTACACTTGGGGGTCTCTACCTGTGCTCCGAAGGCGTAAGTTATTGATTTGGTTGTAATAAAAGCCATACGTCGGGGGCTTATAGCTCATACTTTACACGCTAACATTACACAATCTAAATAATCTACGCGAAACTATACGCTTTTTGCCGGTTTTTAGATCGTTAACTTTACATGTAAAGTAGAAAAAGTGCAGTAAAACCAGTGAGTTACAGAGATACAGAAAAAGTTACGATATAAATAATCTAAATAATCTACGTTTTTTTTAACCCTTTCATACAAAATTTTTTTAGCTCAAAAATAATTTAGCAGCACATTACCTCAAATTTTATAGATTATTTAGATCGCTTAACTATACACACCTTCCTAAGTCGTTGATTCTAAACACAAAATAAAACTTGACATGTAAAATTAGCGATCTATTTACCCCCAAACTTGACACGATTTTTATAGATTATTTACACAACTTTTTAGATTGTTTACACAATTTTTTAGATTGTTTACACAGATTTATGTAAAGTCCTATTAGAAACTATACACAGCTAGTTTATATTTATTTTTTAAGCGAGGGCAAACTTGACAATTTTGGCTCGGTGTGTCATGCTGGATTGGTCGAGCGAGAGTTTCGCTTGATGCGGGATTGTCCCGCCTATCTATGAAACTACCTATAGTGGAGATTGCTATGAGCAACTATGAAAGCCCTAAACTTTATGCTGGTTCAGTGTCCGTCTGGAAGAACTCTAACAACAAGCTAGTGTTAGAGGCTGACGCTGCTGGTGAGTGGTCTAACAGGAATGTGTCTGACCTATACCTCAGGCTAAAATCACTGGCTA